ACGAAATACTCTGATAGTCGTTCCGACGACTTCCCTAGTAGAACAGATGTATAAAGATTTTGCAGACTATGGTTGGGATGTAGGTTCATATTGCCACAAAATATACGCTGGTAGAGAAAGGGAAACTGATTCCCAAGTGATAATCACTACCTGGCAGTCCATCTACAAACTCCCCCGAAAGTATTTTGAACGTTTTAATGTTGTTGTTGGGGATGAGGCACACCAGTTCAAAAGTAAGTCATTAATATCTATAATGTCAAAACTCTCGGATGCAAAGTATCGTTATGGTTTCACCGGTACTTTAGACGGGACACAAACTCACAAATGGGTACTGGAAGGTCTCTTTGGTCCATCTTATAAGATCATCAGAACAGAAGAATTGATGGCAAAGGGACACGTTGCCACATTGGATATCAATGTGCTTCTATTGAAACACCCAGCACATAAGTTTGAAACGTTTGAAGACGAAGTTCAGTATATTATTAATCACGAAAGACGCAATAAGTTTATCAGAAATCTTGCTCTTGATTTAAAAGGAAATACTTTAATTCTTTTCTCCAGAGTTGAAGGACACGGTCAACCACTATTCGAATTAATAAATAATGGTAGTGTAGAAGATCGTCATGTATTCTTCGTACATGGAGGTGTGGCAACAGAGGATCGAGAAAAAGTAAGAGAAATCACTGAAAAAGAAAACAACGCGATTATCGTCGCTTCATACGGAACATTCAGTACAGGAATTAACATTAAGAATCTCCATAATGTTATTTTTGCTTCTCCATCCAAATCTAGAATTCGGAATCTCCAATCTATTGGTCGCGTGCTCAGGAAAGGAAATAACAAGACAAAGGCAACTCTCTATGACATTGCTGACGACATTTCCTACAATGCCCGGAGAAACTATACACTTAATCACTTAATAGAAAGAATCAAAGTTTATAACGAGGAGAACTTCAATTACGATATTGTAAACATACCACTCAAAAATTAATATGGGCGAAGAATTTCATGCGGTTATAAAATTAGTAACGGGAGAAGAAATATTCTCATTAGTCTGTGTAGACGAAAATGATGGTGATCCAATACTTCTACTGATGAACCCAGTAGTTATGAAGGTGATGAAGAATCACGTAGGTCAATATGTCAAAGTAAGACCTTGGATGGAAATTCCGAGTGATGATATGTACGTTATCAAATATGACAAAATAGTCACTATGACAGAAGTTAAAGAAGGTCAAATGATTGACTTTTATACAAGATATTTAAATGAAGAAGACTTTGATTGGGAAGAAAATGGTAGAACTAGAATTTCAAATAAGATGGGATATATATCCTCAGTAGAAGATGCACGTAAAACTTTGGAAAAACTTTATAACAATATAGAAGATACTAAGTAAATTATGTTAACTGATTTTATTATTCGCTACGAAAATGTATTTGATATTGATGAATGTGAAAATATAATTGATCATATTAATTATCTTGAAGAAAATTCATTTCTTTTTCATGATGATTCATCTTTACATGAACAAGATCAAAAATCTATAAACTTAGGAAATTCTTATAATTTAGATTTACCAGTATCATCTAAGATATCAAATTTAATATTACCAAAGTTTAAACCATGTGTAGATAACTATCTTAAGAAATTTAGTATTCTCAATCAGAGTTCATTTTTAATTTATGATTGCAAATTAAAGAAGATACCACCAGGTTCAGGATTTCATTCTTGGCATTATGAAAATAGTAGTACTACTGAATCTTCAAGACTCTTTGTTGTACAACTTTATTTGAATGATGATTTTGATGGTGGTGAAACAGAGTTCTTATATCAAAATAAAAGAGAACAACCAAAAGCAGGTGATGTATTAATATTTCCTTGTGGTTTTACTCATGTACACAGAGGTAATACTCCTATTGGAGGTACTAAGTATTTGGTAACTACATGGGGATGGATACAACCTTCTAGTGTTACTTAGAATACTCAATAAAGCTTAGCTCCTCTCTTCAAACCCAACAAAGGTATTCTACTCATAATTTAGAGTGTTGTCAAGCCCTAATAATGTGGTATAATAAACATAATGAAAGTTTATCTAAAACAACAATGTTATGCCTAAGAAGAAATCAGAACATTATGTTAATAACAAGGAGTTACTTGAAGCACTAATTGTTTATCGTGAGAAAGTAGAAAAAAGTTTTATTGAGATCAACGGTAGAGAACCCACCAAGGCAGACCGTTCACAGAATTGGGTAGGAAAACCACCGATTACAAATTATCTTGGAGAGTGCTTCCTCAAGATTGCAACGCACTTGTCATATAAACCAAACTTTGTAAATTATATGTTCAGAGATGATATGATCTCTGATGGTATTGAGAACTGCGTTCAATACATTCATAACTTTGATCCAGAGAAGTCTAAGAATCCATTTGCTTACTTCACACAGATCATTCACTATGCCTTTCTACGTCGAATTCAGAAAGAGAAAAAGCAATTGGAAATTAAGTCCAAAATCATTGAGCGAACTGGTTTTGATGAAGTGATGATGGTTGACGATAGCTTGCTTTCTGGGTCCAGTTCAGACTATAATACGATTAAGGATAACATTACATACAAGACCAATCGTCAATGAAGGTTGCCATTATTACCGACCAGCACTTCGGTGCTCGCAAGGGATCCAAGTTTCTCCACGAATACTTCAAAAAGTTCTACGATACAGTATTCTTCCCATATTTGGAGGAGCACGGCATTACAACTGTCGTTGATATGGGAGATACTTTTGATAACCGTAGAAGTATTGACTTGTGGTCCCTTGAATGGGCAAAGGAGAACTATTATGATCGGTTAGAAAAAATGGGTGTGACAGTTCACACCATTGTCGGTAATCACACTGCTTACTATAAAGATACTAATTCAATCAACACAGTTAATCTTTTGTTGAGTCAATATAAGAATGTAAAAGTATATTCTGAAGCAGAAGAAGTTAAATTAGATAAACTCAAAGTTCTTTTTATTCCTTGGATCAATGCAGAAAATTATCAAAGCACTGTCAACATTATTAAAGGTTCAACTAGCGACTGTGCGATGGGGCACCTTGAACTCAACGGATTTAGAGCGCATCGCGGACACGTCATGGAAGACGGTATGGAGTGCAACCTCTTTGAGAAATTCCCAAAAGTCTTCTCTGGTCACTACCATACACGAAGTGACGACGGACGAATCTTCTATCTAGGAAATCCATATGAGATGTTCTGGAATGATGTAAATGATGATCGTGGATTTACGATCTTTGATACGGAGACATTAGAACATACTCCAATCAATAATCCTTATAGGTTGTTTTACAATATTTACTATGAAGATACGCCATATCAAACATTTGATACTCGTGACTACGTTGGCAAGATTGTCAAGGTTATTGTCAGGAAGAAAACCGAACCTAAGAAGTTTGAAAAATTTATAGATAAATTATATTCCTGTGGAATTCAAGATCTTAAAATCGTTGAAAATTTCACCATTCAAGAAAATGAAGAATTTGAGGTTGAAGAAACTGAAAATACTATCTCGATTTTGAATCGTTATATTGATGAAGCAGAATTTGAATGTGACAAAACAATTGTAAAAGGAATCCTTCAGAAGATCTATTCACAGGCTTGCGAGGTAGAGTAATGTTCCTTCTCACACTCAGAGATAATAAAGACGAGGGTGCTTATGCCGTCCAAAATAATTATGGAGAAAAAGTTTTATTTCTTTTTGAGGAAGAGGATGATGCAGAGCGTTATGCAATGCAATTGGAGGAAGATGAAGACGCTGAGATGGACGTTGTAGAAGTTGATGATGCACTTGCAATTATGACGTGTAAACGCTATAATTACAAATACGCGGTGGTAACACCGAATGATATTGTGATTCCCCCAAGACTAGATGATAACCTTCCAGAAGATTAGATATAAAAACTTTTTGAGTTCTGGGAACCAATTTACAGAAATAAACTTTCAAAAGCATCATACTAATCTTGTTGTTGGGACAAATGGTGCCGGTAAATCCACTATGCTGGATGCACTGACTTTTGTTTTATTCAATAAACCATTTCGTAAGATCAATAAACCACAACTTGTCAATGCTACGAATGAGCGTGATTGTTTGGTTGAAATTGAGTTTGAAATCAATACTCGCCAATATCTTGTGCGGCGTGGAATCAAACCCAATGTGTTTGATATTGTCGTAAACGGCGTTGAAATGCACCGCGAAGCAGACGATCGTGCGATGCAACGTGTTCTGGAAGATAATATTCTCAAAGTCAATTATAAGTCATTCACCCAGATTGTGATTCTGGGTAGTAGCACTTTTGTGCCATTTATGCAATTGACGACTGCCAATCGCCGTGAGGTGATTGAAGATCTTCTTGATATTCGTATCTTCTCTTTGATGAATAATCTTCTCAAAGATAAGTTGAGGACGCAGAAGGATCAGGTTAAGTCTCTTGATTTGAAGAAAGAGACTCTGAAAGATAAGATGAAGATGCAGCAGGAGTTCATTGATGAACTTGAAAATCGTGGTAATGCTAATATCAATGCCAACAAAAAGAAGATCACCAAGTTAGATGATGAAGTTGGTGTTTATATAAAAGAGAATGAAACAATAACCAATAACGTTTCTTCACTTCAAGAGCAGATGTCTGGTATTACTGATGTTGGTAGTAAGTTAGTAAAACTAAACAATCTCAAAGGTAAACTGTCACAGAAAGTATCTGCTATTACCAAAGAACATAAGTTCTTCACTGAAAATACGGTATGCCCTACTTGTACACAGGACATTGAAGAATCGTTCCGGTTAAATAAAATTGAGGACGCTCAAAATACGGCAAAGGAACTCCGAAATGGTTATGCAGAACTTGAACAAGCAATCGGGTCTGAACAAGAAAGAGAGCGTCAGTTCAATGCCCTTTCCCAGGAGATTACGAAACTAACGCATGGCATTTCTCAAAACAATACTCGGATATCACTTAACCAGCGACAAATCCGAGATCTTGAACATGAAATTCAAACTATTAC